CAAAGAAAATCTTTCATTTGAAGAGATCAAAGCCATACGAGATGAAATTGATTCTTATCGGTATGGACTTCAGAAGTATGCAGACAATCCAGAACAGCAAGGACGCATTCAGGGCTTCCTTGATGATGCAATTGACAGACTTAATAACGCTCAAACTCCACCCATATCGGGTGGGGTGGTGCCTCCATCGGCCCCAAATAACGTCCTTGACCTCAGCAGGGTAGACAAGCTTGTTGAGGACTTTCCAGGGATGGCTAAATATTCACCTGATACTCCAATTGGAGATTATATCAGGAATATCAGGACTGAAGCGGGGCAGATTATTTCTGGGGAACATGGAACTCTTGGAACTTCGTACGCTGGAAAAGCCAAGGCGCTGATCAATTACATTGACTCCACGGTTAGAGATGCCATTGGGAGTGATGAATTTGCACGACTGCAATCTCTCAATGAGGAGTATTCCAAGTTGAGTACTGTAGAGGGCGCACTTGGAAAGGCAGCAAGTGAAGGCAGGGCAGGAATACTTACCCCCGAAGACATAATTGGCGCAGACCATACACGCTATACGGCAGAAATGCAGAATGCAGCAAAGCTTGCAGATATGTACCTTTTGAGAAGGAATTTAATTCCAACTCCAGAAAACAAAAGGCATTTCACCCAAGTAATCCTGAACGCATTGGGCGCTGGTGCCGCTGGCGCATCCCAACTTGCTATGATGGGGTTTAACCCAACGAGCGGACTGATTGCAGCGGGAACTGCTGCCGCTGGGGGTTTTGGCGTTGACTTGGCCCAAAAGGCGCTCAGAGCGGCAAAAAACTCAAGGGTGTATGAATCAGCGGAAAGGGCTAGGGCGCTGTATCAGCCAGTCAATCCTATCGACATCACTGCGGGGCCAGCTGCCACCGCCGCAATGGCTGGCGAGCGCCAAGAACGCAAATCAGGCGGCAGGGTGGACAGCCACGAGGCTGAGGCAGACCGCTTGGTAATGGCCGCAGAACGTGCTAAGAAGGGCCTGAGCGCCCACACGGAGGGCCTGCTGAACACGTCCGATGATGCGGTGGCCAGCGCCCTCGAAATTGCGAACAGGAGCATCTGATGACAACGACCACAAACAAGGGCATCGACATCATAGCCTTGGGGTCTACGGGTTGGGGTACCCCCATCAACGACAACTCGACGCTCATCGACAACGCGCTCGGATCGTTCACGACCGTAACTGGAACAAGTGGAAGCATCACGCTGTCTACAGCGCAATACCAAAACATGTGCCTGAAGTCTGGCACTGCGGCCTTCCTCGCAAACGTCACTTTCGTCATCCCAAGTGGTGTGGCGGGGCAGTGGCTGGTCTACAACCAGAGTGCGGCAAGCAGCTTTGGGCTTTCCATTAAGAACGCCGCAAGCGCAGACCTTATAGCCATACCAAGTGGTCAGTTTCAAACGGTTTACTCGGACGGCACCACTGTCTTTATTGCGACTCCTCGGCCAGTAAATGTCACCTACCTAACGTCTGGAACGGCGGCTACGTACACCCCAACGGCGGGGACAAGAGTTATCCGTGTGACAGCCATTGGCGGTGGCGGTGGCGGTGGAGGCACGGACGGCCAAGGCTCTGGCACTGGCGCGGCGGCGGGCGGCGGCGGCGCAGGGGGCGTTGCAGTTAAACTGATTACGTCGGTTGCTGCATCTTACACGTACACAGTTGGCGCAGCGGGTGCAGGCGGGACAGCGGGGGCTAACGACGGGTCTACGGGCGGTACGACCACGTTCTCTGGCACGGGAGTTTCTCTGTCTGCAAGCGGCGGCGTGGGCGGTAGCGGTAGGAGCGGAAGCTCGTCAAGCGGGGCGGCGGGGTCTGCGGGGGGTGGCGGAACTGCAACAGGTGGGGATTTGAACATAACGGGTTCGTCTGGGGTGACGGGATACGCTGCTGTCCAGTTAAATTGCTTGGGTAATGGTGCGCCTAGCGCATATGGTTCGTTCGGTGAGGGCTTCCGAGTAAGTGGCAGCTCTGGAAACGGTACTGGTGGGTCTGCAACAGGGTATAATGCAGGCGGCGGCGGTGCAAGCGTGGTGGGGTCAACCGCAAATAACTCAGGCGGCGCGGGCGCTGGCGGTCTGATTATCATAGAGGAACTGGCATGAGATTTATTCAGGTTCAAGATAACGTCGTCGTCAATGTGTCTGCCGATGACAATCGAGATGTTGCGCCAGATGGTTGGCAAGCACATGATACCGCGCAGATCGGCTGGTCTTCCGATGGCACTGATTTTGTAGCGCCAGTCAAACCACCTGAGCCTCCACCAACACGCGCCGAGCAAGAGGCAAACCGCGCGCAGGCCTACGCAGCCGAGGCTGACCCTATCGCCATGCAGATGCTGCGTGATGAGGCGAGCAAGGAGGAGTGGCTGGCCAAGATCGAAGAGATCAAGACCCGCTTCCCGTATCCAGCATAACGACCCTGAAGATGTCGCCATACTTGACCAGTTCGCAGTCGAAGCTGCCGACTGGCAAGTCCTTAGCAATGACAGATGGGAACGTGACACGAATGGTCGCGCTCTGCCTGCTGGTTTTGTTTGCGGTCGAGTCCCCGTGCGGGTGAAACCTGAAGGCAATATCCCCATAATTGTTCTTCAGAACGTCAACAAATGGGATGTCTGGCACCATGGTGGATGGTATGATGATGTACGCCACCCGTGGGTTCTTCTCGCTCTTGGTGATGGTGGCAACGGCCTTCCTCTTGCTCACTTGTCAGACCCCCTCACCTTGCCGATGTGCATCGTGTTGAGTACGATTTCACCGTGGCTGAACAGGGTTCCATCGTTCTTGTTGTAGAACTCCTCAACGACCACAAACTCGCTCTCATTCAGGATTTCACTGAATTCCTCAAGCGAGCTTGCGGAATGCTCACCGATGATCTGGTGGACACTTCCACCGTTTCGAGACGGCATATTCATGGTAATAAAGAACTTCATCCTGACTTCCTCTTCTTATAAATCCGCCAGACCTCATTCTCAATGTGAGGGCGTATTGGTGCTGGCAGCTTCTTTAGGGCATTCTGTCTCTGAGTTTTGTCTTTCAAAGACAGTATAGAAATTGCTGCATCAAAAATATATTTGCTGCACACGGACTGGATTGCGGGGTCTTCGTCTTCGAGCCGCACCTTCCCTGTCAACACGCGCCTTATACGTTCACTCGGCTTTAGCATCAAGCCACTCTTCAAATGCCTGCCATGCCGCATCAGCGCCCAGCGCCAAGCACACAAAGCACCCCGTGTCCTGTGCGGCGCGCATGTACGTCACCTGAGCCTGCCCAAGCGTTGACACCGTGTGATCCCTGCGCTTCAACTCGCACACGAAGCTGGGGTTGGATGGTATGATGATGTCGGTCGCGCCCGTGGTCATCCCCTCGCTCTTCTCCTTCGCGGCCTGAAGATGTGTCCGCTTCCCCTCGTTTCGGGGATGCAGCGCGACTGCGCCGTACTTTGGGTGGAGCCTGCGGAGGCGGGCGAAGAAGGTTACCTGCTCAAGAGTTTCCGAGGGGCATTTCCCTCGGAATTCCATGTCGCCGTACACCTTCAGGTCACTGGGGACTTTCATCTTCTCTCTCATTATAGGCAAAGACGTTATAGAAACCACTATTGGCATCTTTTGCATACGTAATAGTCCGTGGGATTGCCCAATTCAAACTGTCAAACATGGCCTTCTGCACTCTGGCTTTGTGGAAAGTCGGGTCGAGCAATATCCAGAAAGAGAATGACCTATAAGGGGTGACCACGTCAACCCTGAGAGTGGCTTTTCCAGAGTTTGAGATGTGGTTTCGCACCCCCCACTCCAATACCACGTCGGTCTGGCGGCGCGTGGGGTCTTTTTTCATCTCCTTGAACTTCACAACCAGCTTGTCGTTTGGATCGACAATCTCGGCCTTGCACTCAATGCAGTACCGCGCCGCGATGTCGTTTTCAGCGTCACAGGCCTCGCACTTCTTGAAGGCCCAGCGGTGGCTGCACTGCACCTCATCCCCCGCCACGTTGACTGTTGAGCGGCAGCGTCGACCGTAGTGGGCTGGCATCGGCCCCCACTCGGTCTGAATTGGGATGCCGTCAAGATCAAGGAAGTGGCCGAACTCGTCAATCTCGTACCCATCGTTATTGGGGCGGGCGGCAAACGTATTCTCGGCATCGCACAGCGGGCAGATCGCACTCAACTCTGACACTTCACTGTCCGAAATCTTCACCTTGATCTTGGGATTGAAAATGTCACCATCGGGGCAGTGGCGCTCAAGGTTCTGGGCGTAATCCATGATCAGGCAGTCAGACTTCCCCTCGAAGATGCGCAGTCCCCGCCCAATAATCTGCTGAAGCAGCCCCGCGCTTTCGGTGGCCCGCATGAGCGCGACAACATCGACGTGGGGAGCGTCAAAGCCAGTGGTAAGCACTGACACGTTGACCAGATACTTGATCTTCTGGGCCTTGAATTGGCCGATTATCCTGTCCCGATCCACCTTCTTAGTCTTAGCAGTCACAATGGCCGACAGGTGCGGCGGCAGGCTCGCCATGATCTCGTTGGCGTGTTGGACTGTGGCCGCGAAGATCATCACGCCCTTGCGCCCAGCGGAGCGGGCCACGATGTCGGCCACGATCATGGATGTCTTCCTGCCATGCCCATGGTATGCTGTATCAACATCGGAGGCGTTGAATTTTCCCGTGCTGTTGACCTCCATTCCCAGTGTATCGTACGTATCGCTGCCGATCTCGGATATGACGGGTGGTGTCAGGTACCCCATGTCGATCAGTTCGGATGCCGTGATGCGGTGTACGCAGGCGGCAAAATACGGTGCCTTGGTCTGAGATTCGGCCACTGGGGTGCCATCCTCCCACTTGTTGAACACGTAGCCCGTATTCATGCGGTATGGGGTGGCGGACAGGCCAATGACGCGCAGGTTTTCGTTGGCGCTGCGCATGGCCTTAATAATAGACTTCACCGTGGGGGTCATCCCGTGGCATTCGTCCACGATCACGGCGGCAAACTGGTTTCCAAACCGTGAGATGGAGTTTGCCACAGTCATGGGTGTGCCAAAAACAACGGGGTACCGCAGGCTTTTCTGGCCTGCGGACGCGCTGAATATAGATGCCTTGGAACCTGTCAGTTTGTACTTTTCGGAATTCTGATCCACCAGTTCGGCTGACGGGGCCAAGCACAGGATATGCTTGCCCCCAGACATTTTATTGATCGATGCGGCCACGGCGGCAATTAGGTGACTTTTCCCCGCCCCCGTGGCAGCCTCAATGCAGCACGGGGCGCGGCTCTTCCTGACCCACCCCATGATGGCATCGTGGGATTGCTGTTGGTATGGGCGGAGTGTCATTTCAACATCCAGTACGATGACGGCTTCCCGCGCCATGGCTCCAAATTGGCATTGGGGGCCAGTTCTTTGATTGCCTTTGCGTATGAGACTGACCCAGCCTTTTCGACCTTGGTCAATTTCTTGCCGCCGAACACGGAGTTTTCTCCGCCACACATCTCCACGATGCTTTCCAGCAATTCGGCCTTGCGTTCCTCGGCCTGCGCGATGGCATCCTGAAGGTCGCTGTACTCGGCCACCATCTGCAGCGCCCGTGGGGTGTCGATGACATTCAGCTTGTCGCCAATCTCGTCATCGCAGATCGTCAGGAATTCCTGATAGAACGCCTCAAGCTTGGGGAAGTTTTTATCAATCCAGATTTTATCATAATAGACGTAATCCAAATTGTAGTCGTGCGGCGTCCACTGCCAGAAATAGCAGTGCGGCCTGCCAGTTACGAACATCTGGATTTGCATCTGCGCGTGGTAGTGTGGCTGCTCTTCGACAGTTTTGAATGGCACTGGTGGCAGCTTGTCACGCAGGCCAAAGGGACACTTGATTTCAATCAGCGCGCTATCACCAACTAAGCCATCTGGGCTTGCGCCAATCCAAGGTAAATCGGGATGAACCACAAAGCTGGCTGGCTTCACGGCGTGTCCTTGGTCATACTCAAACGCCTCGCGCGCCTCGTCCTCGTGGGTCACGCCCCACTGGGTGGCGATGTTGCCCTTAAACTCGCTGGGCAGCCCCTGATATGAGCGCACCATGCGGCGCATGGCTTCCTCGCGGGTGCAGTTGGGGTCGAGGCCGAGGATGGCACCCACCATAGAGCCTGTGATGCGACCTTTGCGGGCAGCGAACCACTCTTCTGATCTTTGTTCCATGTCTAATAAATCCATAATGTTGGGGTGGGGATGCCCGAAGGCACCCCCGTTCTTTCAAGGGTTAAAATGGAATTTCGTCATCCAATTTGCCCTGTGATCCACGGCCACCTGCCGCCTTGGCCTGCGAAGCCTGAAGCTTAGCAAGCTCTTCCGAACTGGTGCGTGGGGTTGTCTTAGGCCCAACAGCGCCAATCCAGTTGCCTTCGGCCTCCTTGCCAGTTCTCTTGTCGGTCTGCTGCCAGATCATCACCTTTATAACCATCGGCTTCATCGTCAGGGATGACGTGAGATCAACGTCTGTCGGCATGGCACCCTTGGCAGCCAGCTTTCCGCCCGCATTTGAGTCAATTGCCATAAGCATGCGCTTGGCTTTGTCCTTTTTCTTTACGGACTTATCTGTGGGGTTTTTTTCCTTATCAAAAGTTTGTGGGTCAAAGTCATCAACCCACAGCTTTTGGAAGACCTTGCGGTTCTCTAGCTCCTCTGGCTGAAGCACAGTCCAGCGGATGCTGATGTACTTGTCGCCATCGGCGGTGCGATCCCACTTGGCTTCATCGATTGCCGCAAGAACCTGCGTCCCCTCTGGGATTAGCTCGATCTTGCCGCCACCAGCGTCAAAGCTGTCAGTTGCTTCAACATCGTTGCCGTCTGACAGTTTCCAAAAATCGCTCATTTCACGTTATCCTTCTTAGGTTTAATGTTTTCTGGCAAGTACTTGGCAAAGGGGTTTACCCCCAGTTCCAGTGCAATCGGCTCGGTAATACCAAATCGGTTTTTCGAGACGTTTGCGGCCATCGCATGGCATACCATCTGGCGGGTGCCATCAGAGACTGCCTTTTTCACGTTACCATCGCCCGTGACGTAGGTTTCGAGCCGAATGAACCCAACCGCATCAACATTGTCGATATACGGCAGCGTGGACTTCTCGTTCATTCGCATGGCATATTTGGTGTACGCGCTCGCGTCTGGCGGCTCGATGCGAACCGTTTCGGCGTGAGCCACAAACACCACGTTCATGCCGCGATCCATCAGCATACCCGCAGCGTTGCGGACACGGCGATGCATACTTGCAATCATATCTCGGCCAGCCCCATAGCCGCCGTGAACCTGATTTAGTCCCTTTGACTTTTTGGGGTCTGTGTCCATAACGTGATCTGTGAACACCGTATCCAAGGTGGTGACGCTGTCGATCACCAAGGTCTGGTATTCGTGTTCCTCCTTAATCAGCGCCGTCAGCTGTTGCCACAACTCATCAACAGACCTGATCAGCGGGAATGCATCTGGCATCATATTTTCAGGCACAGACCGAAGTCCGTCCTCTGATCGGATGAAGACTGGCTTGGGGAACGTGGCCGCAAGACTTGTCTTGCCGAGGCCCGCATCACCGAGGATGGTGATGGCCACTGGGCGGTTTTGCGGTTTACCCGCAGTAGCGAGAATACTCATCTTTACTCCTTTTCTTCTTCTCTACGGGCTTGACCATATGGCCCAAGTGTGGATATGTCAACACACTCTCAACGCACCTCAGAAGGAAAAAAATATGGAAAGCGACGAACAATTGCTTGATCGGGTCAAAAAAGCGTTAGCTGGCAGGTACTTAACCTTCGTGTCGGAGCAGACTGGCCTTCATTACAATACCATTTGGAAGATCGTGAACGGCAAGACCAATCCAAGCCGCGCCACGCTAGAAAAGCTCTCCGCGCACCTGTTTGGCTGAACACGAACCTATTTGGATGAATTATGGAATATCGTGATTTCTGGGAGGCGGGATACAGTGTATTCGGCCTGTATGGCCGTGGCCCCGATGGCAACTGCGAATGTGGGAACCCAAACTGCCCCGACAAGAGCCTGTTCAAGCACCCACGGGTGAGCAACTGGCAGCACACGCCGTGCTGGTCGGAGGAGCAGTTCGAGACGATGGAGCTTATGGGCCACTTCAAGACTGGCTGGGGCTTAGTCTTGGGGTCGAAAAACCTGCTGACCGTCGATGTGGATGCCCGCAACGGTGGCCTTGAGGGATATGCCGAACTGGTCAAGGATCACCCAGCCATCGCGGGCGCTGGCATGATCGTCAACACGGGGTCGGGCGGCGGGTCGAAGCACTTGCTCTTCAAGGTTCCAGAGGGCGTGTCCCTCGTGTCCAAGCTCAAGAAGTACAAAGGCATCGACTTCAAGTCTGGCGCGTCCTTTATTGTCGGCGCTGGCTCTATGCATTCTAGTGGCAACAAATACGAAGTCGCACTTGGGTCTGTCGATGACATTGATGACTGCCCAGAGAGCCTGCTGAATGAGCTTCGGGTGCCAGAGAAGCACCGCGCAGACGTGAACGGTGTTGACATCGATGTGTCCCACCAAGATTTGGCTGACATGCTGGTGGCTGTCAATCTGTACGACGATTATGAGGTTTGGGTTAAGATTGGCATGGCCGTACACCATGCGTCTGGCGGGTCAGCATTTGCCGTGTGGGACAAGTGGAGCCAGCAGAGTGCAAAGTACGATGCGGGGGAGATGGACAAGAAGTGGCACTCGTTTGGCCGCTCCGCGAACCCCGTCACCCTCGCCACTCTTGTGCATTACGCCGAGGAGGGTGGATGGGTCAGGCCCGTAACATTCACGCCGACTGTTGAATTTGAGGAAATCCCAGAGGAGGGCGCGAAGGTCAACGATATTGACATCAGCAGCATTGATCTTCTGCGTCCACCAGGTCTTGTGGGGCAAATGGCGGAGTGGATCGAAAGCAGGCCCATGCGCAAGCGGGAGAGGCTGTCCGTCATGGCAGCGATCTTCGCCCTCGGCAACATCGCCAACAGCAGATACACAGATGACCTGACGCGCGTAAACTCGAACCTGTTTGTGTTCAACGTGGCAGCCTCTGGCACGGGCAAGGACGCAGTCCAGCAGGCCGTTGGTGAAATCCACAAGGTCTGCGGCATGTCGATGGCCACCCACGGCTCGATCAAGTCGGAGCAGGAGATCGTCAGGAACCTTGTCCGAAATCAGCCCAGCTTCTACATGATTGACGAGATCGGCTTCTTTCTGAACAAGGTCAAAAATGCTCAGGAGAAGGGCGGCGCGCAGTATCTTGAGGGTGTATTCGGCACCCTGATGTCGGTGTACTCGAAGGCCAACGGCTTCTACAGCCTGAGTGGCGACATGGGCGACGAAGTGAAGTCGATGATGCGCAAGGAATTGGTGCAGCTTGAGAAGGCGCTTGAGGAAAGTGGCCCAAAGCCATTTTTGGAGCGCCGCATTCAGAGCCTTACCCACCAGTTGGAGAACATCGATCAGGGGATTGAGAAGCCTTTTGTTTCGATGTCTGGGTACACCACCAACACCAACTTCGACAAGCTGGTGACCTTTGAGACGGCCACAAACGGCTTCATTGCGCGGGCGATCCTATGCACTGAGCGCGAGACAGCGCCGCCATCCAAGACAAACTGGCAGTATTTGGAGATGCCAGAGAAAATGAAGAACACCCTCCAGCAGATAGCTGGCGGCGGCAGTTTTGACATGATGGATGGTGCAAGCTCCCGCATTGAGTATTACGGCCCAAAAATCGTGATCCCCACATCATCAGATGCCAAGAAAATGCTCCATCAGGTCACCTACATCTTCGACATGATGGCAGAGCAGGCCAAGTCAACCACTGGCCTTGAGGCCCTGTTCATGCGCGGCGCGGAGCAGGTATCCAAGGTGTCCTTCATCCTGTCCATACCAGAGGGGCTGCGCACCGAACACCACGTGCGCTGGGCCTACGCCTTGGTCAAGCGTGACATCATCGACAAGACGCGCCTCGTGGTGTCTAACGACCGTGCCAAAGACTCACCAGGTGAGGCCCTGCGGGCCAAGATTGCAAACCTCATTTCGGGGGAAGACGGCGAGACGCTGGGCGTGATCGTCAACAAGTGCAGGCCCGCGAAAAAGGCAGAGGTCGAGGCTTGCCTGAAGAAGATGGTTGACGCTGGGCAGGCCACTGTACAGGAATCTGTGCATCATTTCACAAAAAAAATGATCAAGCGGTATATTGAAAATAGTCGTTGACGGGGCAGTTGCCTCAATGTAAGAGTGATCACAGAGGCAGTGAGCCTCGCTATATGGAGATTAAAATGAACGCCGCAGAACTTTTGTCCGAAGCCCAGCGCCTTGAAAAGAAAATCCTCGACAAGGGATACATCTTTCCATCGGTAACCTTCAAGATCAACTGGCTCAGCGATGACCTGTCAGCATCGATGTCCTACCAGTCCAGCAGTGATTACGCTTCCGCAAAGCAAATATACCCAAGTGCAAGCTTGGAAGATGGCTGGGAGCCAATGATCAAGCTGATGGATGACCACATCGATGCCCTGATCTCGGTCAGCGAGGCAAGAAAAACGATTTCATCGCCGCCATGGGCCGCCTGATCGACAAGGGCCGCGAGATCGACATCGATGTA